TGTTCAATATTAGAAATTTGTAAAAAATATTCAACAAGGGTGTCGTTTTTATAATCATTAATATAATATATATTTTTTATTCCAGACGCACATAGTAGTTTCATACAATGAACACATGGATAATGTGTAATATATGCATCACAATTGTCACTACTTACACCACGCTTAGCACAATCAGTAATGGTATTTTGTTCAGCATGAACTGTTGATTGTTCGTGGTCATTAATTACCTTTGATTCGTGTGGAGCACCTGGCAAAAACCCATTGTATCCTTGTGCAATTATGCGATTTTCTTTTACAAGTAAACATCCAACTTTTAGTCGTTCACATGGTGATCTCTCTGCTGTATATAGTGTGATATTTTTGAAATATTCTTGCCACGATGGTCTCGCTCTGGAACTGGGCGTATCTGACGACATAGTATACTATATTATATTATACTATGTGTAAATATATTTGAAAATAAATATAAACCATATGTAATTACTAAAATCCAATGTTACATACATACATAAAAAGTTTAATAGAAAATATACCCCCAGAACAAGTAGCATCTAATACAAGTAATGTTAACAAATTGGATATTGTACTTGATGGTGGAGCATTTAACGGAATTTATATGTTGGGATCATTATATTATATAAAAGAATTGGAAGAGCAAAATAAAATAACAATAGAACGAGTATCCGGTTGTAGTATTGGAGCATTCTTAGGAGCCATGTATTTATTAAACAGACTGGATTTAGCCAAAGAATTAACAATCATGTGTATTATGAAAATAAGAAAACATCAAGATTTAAAACAAATGATGAAATTATTCAAACATACATTGTCTTCATCTTTATCAGAATCAGATTTATCAAAGTGTAACAAGCGATTTTATTTAACATATTTTGATACGAATAAAGGCAGACAGATTGTAAAAAAAAGTTATAATTCAGTAGACGATTTGATTGACAGTATTATAAAATCAATGTATGTTCCTTATTTGATTGATAGAAATATCGTCGATAAAGATGGATGTATAGATGGCGCCTTTCCATATATGTTTAAAAAGAATACACGCAAGAAAATATTGTTTATTAATTTACAAGGATTGAATAAGATTTTCAAAATGGTTTACATTAAAAACGAAAAAAATATATATCCTAGGTTGATGGAGGGATTACATGATATTCATAATTTTATTTGTACAGGAGATGCAAATAGTCTTTGTAGCTATGTAAATGATTGGAATATTACCGACATTTTTTATTTTCGAATTCGCGAATCATTATATACTCTTATTTTTTATCTATTTCGAACCATATTACAATTAGAACAATTTATTCCAAAACAAATGAAAAATAAAAATATTATAAAACAAAATGCTTTTATTTTGAAAAATTTATGGAATGATATTATTATCTATATGTCAGTACAGTAATTATAACATATTAAAAATGTCACCAATCCTTCGAATTGACCGCGATTTTGATTTACCTTTATTCTTTTTTTTAGTTCTATTATTGCGTTTGTTTTTTAATCGTTTGCGCGAGATCTTTAGTTTATTGTCAAGTGATTTAACCTTCTTTTCGTCGCGTTTTAATTTACTATTCACTATTTTTATTTTGTTATTTTCCTTTTCCTTTTCCTTTTCCTTTTCCTTTCCCATTTTAACTTCAAATGGTACATATCTTAAAAACCATGACTCATAATCTAATGAATTCCGTTTACTTTTTAATTCTTTGTATTTTTCAGACTTTATATTTCTCATCTCTTCTAATGTTTCTTGCTTTCCATAACAATTAATACTAAATCGTTTCAACAAACCCTTCTGTTGAAGTCTATTTTTTTGTTGAACATCGAATAAATATTGCGCCATACACAATATTCTATTTTCATCATAATAATCGCGATCACTATAGTAAAATGCAAAGTAGAAACTTAACATGGTATCAATTGTGGCAACACGAATTGTCTTTTTCCCTTTTTTAATAACATTAAAACTATGACAAGCCAATGGTTTGTATATAAAAGCAACAGTCTCTTCTATTTTATCAATTTTTACCTTGATTTCATAATGAGGAGCAATCAGTTCACCAATACCATCGCGTTTAATTATTTTAATACCTTTGTAGTCAAAGTCTTCTAATCGTTCTTTTAACATTATCGCTGATTTTTCTGGTTCTTCGGATAAGATGTCAAAATCGGGAGTCTTTTGAAACATTTTTCTTTGTTTCGCTGGCATATAACTAGAATAAAGGAAACTCGCATACCCTCCGAAAAATACCAGACCCTGATCAATAAACGAATCACGCACAATATAATACAATTTTTCTTCTTCTTTAAAATCAATTTTTTCAAACTCACGCTGGAACATATCTGGGTCACATTGTTTACCACGCAGAGGGTAATTTTTATTTAATAATATTAAGCGTTTTAATACCTTTTCCCAACGACTGATATCTCCGGATGGTCTTGATAATTCTAAATACATATTCATTCTTAAAAAATTAGGAGCACAGTATAATATACCATATACACGAATAGCGTCTTTTTGTACCCGTTTAAATAACGGTCTATCTAAGTAGGTTATGTCGGCAACTGGGATAAAATTAACAAACACTTTATATGTACCGTGGTGAACTCCTGCTTTCGCCTCTACTTCTTGGAATCCTGCTTTGTAATATATATCGGCTAATTCTTTTGCATCGGATAAGGCATCTGGACTATAAAAATCATAATCTGGTATCTCAATATCCTTATCATAAAACTGGTCTTCTAGTGGAAGAATATTATTAATAGCCGTACCACCATAACATACCAATCGTTTTCGTTTTAAAAAGTCTTCTAAAATTGAGATTATATTTTTAACATCCGGGTCGCTCAAAGTTTTTCTTCCTTTTCTTTTCTCAGCAACATCTACCGCGTCGCGCAATATAGCAACTTCCTTTTCCTCCAATGTCATTTTTGTAGTACATTTACTCATTGTATATCTATATATATTACCGGTATAAAAACTATTGATTTATCATATAATTCGCCGAGGTGGACAATTATATGATATTATATGATATGATATTATTGATTAGAAAAATTCTTTTTATACACTGAACGAATAGAAATCTGTTTTGGTATCTCTAGGGGCAAATGAAAGTTTGGGATCTTGTGGGTCGGGTTTCTTGATTGTAACCGGAATATATCGCAACTCATCTGGTTTTAGTACAAACGAATGACCGTATTTATCAAAATATGAAGTATAGAACTCCATATTCGAATCAAAATTTTGAAAGCACATTCCAACACATTGTACGCCATATTTCATATGTAATGATGCATCTACATTTGTATCATATGCGCTTAAATCAGGCATACTAATGGTCATAAATTTTTTATTATATTCTATTAACTCATTTGAATCAGGTGTAAATTTAATATCGTAGGCTCTTGACGCTCTTAAAAACATGGAATTAGACGCTATATTTACATATTCATTTAGAGGAGTTGTTTCAAATTTCGGATTTGCTCTGTCAATTGATATAACAATTTTACCCATTAGATTTTCAAGTGGTACTGCCCCTAAATTAAATCCGGAATATTGATAACTATACTCTTTATCTAATAATCTAGGATTAATTGTATTATAGATAGTTTCGGCCATACTTTTGTACATTTTATCGTTATTGCTTTGAATGCGGAAATGTAAAATTAACGGGTCGTTTGGACAAGGACATGTTCCGCCACTAAAAGCATTGTTATTAATTACCTTTAAGGCTTCCTCTAAATAAACTTCATTATACATTTCTTTAACATTGACGTTGTTTATAGATGCTGCTGCAATGATTGGTTTATCGTCAAGTGATGAATATATTTCAAAATCTAGTACACGAGCACCCTGTGATATACATTTTTTTAGGGGCAATACATCTACATAATCGTTTTTAAATTGCCCCCCACAACAACAATTATAAGCGGTTTTTATATAATAATCTCTTAGTAAATACTGATAGGCCGCATCGTTTGTATTTAATGTACTTATTCGAGGAAAATCTGCATACAGTTTAGAAAGGGTAGTGTTATTATTCGTTTTTAACCGTATTTTTTGTATGGTATAAGTAAAAAACATGATTAATAACATGACGATAATAAAATAAATCATATACTTGATACTTGCTGTTTTATTGCGCTTTATAAATTCCATTGCGTTTTTCGCATGGTCTTTTATTTTATTCGCTGTAGTCATCTTATAATACATTATGAAAAAATTATATGGAATTATCTAAATGTTTGGATTCCTTAGTGTTTTACTATATTGTTCTTTACTAGTCTTATCGAATAATAATATATTTATCAATATAAAAAGTTAAATAATATTGTAGGATAAATATATATGCCAGGAGGACTATTAAATATTGTTGCTTATGGAAATCAAAATGTATATTTAAACGGAAATCCATCAAAAACATTTTTTAAAACAACTTATAAAAAATATACAAATTTTGGTTTACAGAAATTTCGATTGGATTTTGATGGATTGCGAAAATTGCGAATGACTGAATCATCTAAATTTACCTTTAGAATGAAGCGTTATGCTGAACTACTCATGGATACGTATTTAGTCATTGATTTACCCACGATTTGGAGTCCAATTATTCCACCTATTGATGCCTCTCATAATTGGGCGCCTTACGAGTTCAAATGGATTGATAATTTGGGAACTCAGATGATTGAAGAAGTAGAAATTACAGTAGGTGGACAAATACTGAATCGTTATTCGGGTGCTTATTTATTGGCCATGGTTCAGCGTGATTTCAGCAATGTAAAGAAAGACTTGTATGACAATATGACCGGTAATGTTGCAGAATTAAATGATCCTGGAAATACGTCATCGCGAATCAATTCATATCCTAATGCGTATTATACTTCTCTTCAACAGGGTCCTGAACCATCTATACGTGCTAGGAAATTATATATACCTATTAATTTTTGGTTTACATTGGCTGCTAAAATGGCATTTCCACTTGTCGCACTTCAATACAATGAATTAGAAATAAATATTACACTAAGACCAGTACAGGAATTAATTATTATTCGAGATGTTGAAGATCAAGATAACGAGTTTCCATATATTCAACCCAATTTTAATAACCCATATCATCAGTTTTATCGCTTTTTACAACCACCCCCAGATATATCATTAAATACTACAACATCATATCAAGACAAACGAACCGATTGGAATGCCGATGTCCACTTAATTTCTACCTATGGATTTTTAACAGAAGAAGAGTCGAAAGTTTTTGCAGCCAAAGAACAAAAATATCTATTTAAGTCTGTATACGATTGGAAATATTTTAACATTACTGGTAGTCAGCGTGTAAAATTGGAAAATTCAATGGGTATGGTATCATCATGGATGTGGTATTTCCAGAGAAGTGATATTAATATGAGAAATGAATGGAGTAATTACACGAATTGGCCATACAATTATTTACCCCAAGATGTAGAATTTGCAGACATTTCAGGTCAACATTTAATACCTGACATGAGTGGGGTTACATTTGGACCAGGATTTAACCCAATTGACGGAACTCATACAGGATATTTTATAACGGGTGATTATAATGTACTCAATGAAAAAAATATATTACTGTCATTGGGAATATTATTAGATGGTAAATATCGCGAAAATGTTCTTGATTCTGGTGTATATAATTATATCGAGAAATATGTTAGAACCTCTGGAAATGCTCCAGATGGTCTTTATTGTTATAATTTTGGCATACATACTGATCCGTTTGATTTTCAACCATCAGGTGCAATGAATTTAAGTAAATTTCGAGATATTCAACTGGAGTTTACCACTTATACGCCATCAATTGATGAAGAAGCTCAGTTTTATACAATATGTGGTCCTTCGGGAGAATTGATTGGTGTCAATAAAAGCAATTGGCGATTGTACGATTATAATTATAATATGACTGTTCATGAAGAACGATATAATGTTGTCACATTTGTAGGTGGAAATTGTGGTCTTATGTATGCGCGTTAGGATTATATTTACTCATCGCATTCTGAAAATAAAATATTATTATAAATGATAATATTTTATGAGAACTTGTTTCGTCTATCTATTGCTCTTCACCCCTCTATTTCTTGAGACAATAGTTGATTGTTGAGGAGTTTTTGTGTTTGAAAGTGGACAATTCAAGCCTTTATACGGGTCCGCTGTCCACGCGTCATTTGCTGACCAAACGCCACAATCTGAAAACATACCAGTTGATGTTTTTCTACATGGATAATCAACTGTAAATTTATAACGATTTGGATATTCAAACTCACTTGTAGGCAATGGATAATCTTCTTGTTCCGCGTTTGGGAATGTTCCCATATTATCAGAATCCTCTATTGCAAATGCTGTAGGATTAGATGGTTTTAGATTATCAATGTTGGCTTGAGTGTAACCATTACTAACTGTTCGTATTTTAATGATTTCAGCCGTTTCTGGGTTAACTGTACCAATTTTGTTACTTCCTGGTGGTTGAATAATATTTTCTACCTCTTGAGGAGTAAATTGTTCTATTTGTGGAAAATAAATGGATTTTTGAAAAGAATATTGTTGATATAAAAAATACAAAAATAATGTTATAACGATGATATAAAATAAATTTTCGTTCATATATTTTATATCTAGATTAAATACTTCCTAAATAAATCCATCGTTTTACTATTTACTTACTTACTTATGTTTCCTAGTCGCCTTGGTACTTTTCTTTTTTTCCTTGTAATGTTTTCTAGTAGACCCTTTTGATTTTTGTGATGATTTTGATTTTTGTGATGATTTTGATTTT